CACCCTGTTCTTTGAGGACTTGGCAGCAATAACGGACGCGACGTGTGGGGGGCATACGCTTTTTTATGATGAGGTCGTGCATGTTGATTTCGGGGATGTTGCGCCCCGCCCATGCTTCTGGGTATTCCTTGCGGATAAATTGTGTGAGCTCGGGAGGGTCTACGGTTGTCATATTGTAATGCACTTCATAGTCAACTGCGGCGCGTCTACAAAGGTCAAGGATGACACAGCTGTCCTTTCCTCCGCTGAATGCAACATAGTACCCTTCCTCGGGTTGATGCAAGCGTAGACGGCGTATGGCAATCTGTACTTTGTCCACTTCACCGAAAATGGTCTGTTCTTTCAGCACACCGCCGCCTCCTCAGAAATACCCGCGCTTCTTGTTCTTCTCGTTCACACGCTTTTGCACCTCGCCGCGCAGATATTCGTCATAGCCGAGCGCATCAAGCCATGAGGTGCAAACGGTTATAATATTCGTGAGTTCTTCGGCGAGACGTTCTACATCATCGTCATCCGCTTCATCCGCAAGACGTTCGATGTATGCGACTCCCCGTATGACTTCGTACACCTCCTTATTCAGCTTCGCGGCCCATTCCAACGCCCCTGCATCGCGGTACTTCGTGCACGGCTGCGGCTTTGTCATGTTGGGATCCTGCTTGTTGTCTTGCTCTTCCAGCAGCCCTTTCGTCTGTTCCCACATATCGTATTCCATCTCAGCACGCTCCTCTCATGCGATAGTCTTCCGCCCGAATGTTCACGGGCGTTGTCATCTCTGCAAGGCGGCTCATGATGCGCCGACCAAATACCGCCTCAAGCTCATTGCCGCTGTAGTTCGTCGTGATCACCGTCGGAAGCATATGCTCGTAACGGTGATTGATGAGCACATAGACCAGCTCCACCACCCACGGACGCGGGTTCTCTGCGCCGAGATCGTCAAGTACAAGAAGCGGCGCATTCTTCGCCGTCGTCACAAGCTCATCCGCCTTGCCATCCTTGCGGTCAAAACTTGCCCGCATTTTGCCGAGCAGGTCAGGAACGACCACAAACATCCCCGGAATCCCCGCCTCCGCTGTCTCGCGCAGAATCGCGACCGCAAGATGTGTCTTGCCCGTTCCATAGCCGCCCATGAGCATCAGCCCCTGCGCCTTCGAATTGTTCTTCACTTCGTCGCAGAAGCGCTTGCATGCCGTAACCGCGGCCTTTGTCGCTGGTGTCTCCTGAAACGTCGCAAAACTACGGGAGCGGAACCGCTCACCAACGCCGCCCACGCCCATGAGCTTTGCGATGCGCTTCTGCGCCTGCTGCGTCTTGTACTTGGCACAGAGAGGGATGCAGGAGAGAAACGGATTGTCATAGCGACGGTACGTGAAGTCCTGACCGTTGTACTTGCATTCATGACAGGTGTCCACGGTATAGGCGCAACGAGCACAGAGAGCGTCATGCTCTTGTTTGATACGCTCCGCTTCCACCGCCTGAAGAAGCTCCGCATCCGAACGCACCTGTTCCGGCAAGGCGCAGATCACTTGGAGGATTGCGGCTCTCCGTGGTCGTGCCTCCTGCAATATCGCCCGCTCCCGTTCCCGCATCGCCGTCAAAGTATGCAGCATACGGGGATTTCTCTGCGCCATCTCCTGCCATGTGTCCCTGAATGATTCCAGTGCCATAGTTTCCACCGCCTTTCTTCAAGGGATAAAACCCCTTCCACCCATTTACGACTGACTGATTCACGACGGCGATTTTCTTCTCGTCGGTACCTGCCAGCTTGTCCAACTCCTTGAGAGCCAGCTTTATCGCCCGTTCCGTGAGTGGCGCCTTTGCCTTCTTGCGCATCTCCACGAACCCTTCAAGAGCTTCGAGGAGTTCCGCATTTTGGGTGTAAGAATCCAAGGAAAAGGCGGCCGCCTTTTCTTTTCCCTTTTCTTTTTTGGTTTTAGTTTCCGTTTTACGTTTATGTTTATATATGCTATCAGTTTTTATATCAGCATTTATATCAGGTTTTATGTCAGTCTTTATATCAGTGTTTATGTCAATGGTTGATATAAAACTTGACGGTAACCGTTCTGACTCCTGAGATAAATCGATGATCTTGTACTTCGTCGGACTTCTCCGCTTGCCCGGAATGAAGTCGATGAAGCCTTTCTGACGCAGGGAGTTCCGAATTGCTCGGATGGTATTCGGGGAGACTATTCCAGTCTCAATCTGCAATCTCGAATCGGTCGTCTCGAACCACTCCGTCCAACAGCAACGATTGTTCCACCAAAATAGTCTAAGGTAAACATTCACTTCGTTGGAGCTGAGTATTCCAGCGCTCAGATTACTAAATGCGTTGAGCTGCCTAATATAGTCCATACCGTCACACCTCTCCTCTCTAGGAAGGGGTGCTTTCAACCCAATCCACAACACCGTCACGTACGAGCTGCCCGATCTCCTCGAACGACCAAATCACAGGCTCGCCTTTGATGTTCCATGCGTTTTCGTCCTTTTTGCTGATGCATTGGACGAAAAGCTCATTCTCATGCGTGCCCTGATACGGATTCACGATAAGTTGCAGAACAACCCGCGATCGATATGAACTCGTTTTCCCGAGTACTTTTTTGTACGTCTCCCAGCCCTTGCGATTGTTTTCACCTACGGGCTTAAACCCGTATTCCGTCAACCGCTCCAAATCATTGACCACAAACAAATCTCTCACCTCCCATCTCTTACATAATCAACCTCTTCCCCATCGCTCATCTGGATAGTGATGTTTTCCGGATAGTTGTTTGCGTAATTGCATTCAGGATCCCCAATCGCATTTGAAGAAACGTATTTTGCTGACTTAATCTCCTTTGGAATCGTATGTGAACTTTCACAAAGGTGTGCTTTCTCTTTACTATCAAAATCTACGCCGCAAAATTCACAGGCATATCGACGAATCTCTTTCATAACGACACCTCCTTATCGTTCAATACCTGCCCTTCCTCCGCAGACCGTACACATCCGCGATCCGCTCATCAATCTTTACGGGCTCGAGCATGTACCGTTTGAGAAAATCCTCCTGGCCGACTGCGTGTATCTCCGTGTGATGCTCCCTACACAGGGGGAGCGCACGCATCCCGATGTGACATATCTCCTTGCGGTTGCGCCCCATGCCTACCACGCTACCGTTGCAGTGATGCAGCTCCGCTTTCCTCCCACACACAGCACACCGCTTATTCATCAGACACGCCCACACATAGCGTGGGATGTCCTCTGAGAGCTGATATAGCGGCTCTCCCACGTCAACCCCGTGAAGAATACAGAAGTCGATGAGATACGAGATAAAGAGCCGTGCGGTCGTCATGTCGCAGTCTGAGAGCGAGAACGACCGTCGCAGGGTCTCCGCCTCACCGACAAACATCAGCTTTAGCATTTCTTTCATGGCTTCCAGTGGAGTATATCCCCACCATGCGGCGATGTAGGAGATGAGGACGTATGCCTTGCGCCGTTGTTTTGCACTGATGCGGCGTTTGTCCACGAACTCAACACCGACGCTCTCATGACAGCCCTCGGGCTTCCTCTGTCCTGCGGGATAAGGGACGTAGACCATTGCGCCCCCATCCGCTTCCTTGACGACGTGTCCGATGAGTATCATGCGATATAGACCTCTGCACCCGTCTCCTGCTGCACCATCTTCTTGAACCTCTCCGCGTTGCTGTTATTATCCGAAAGATGCAGGAGATAAATCTGCCGCACCTTTGTCATGTCATTCGCCCGCAGGAGGTCAATCAGCGTATCAATGCTCATATGCGTTCCTGCGACGCGTTCGGCGAGTGAGAACGGGATTTGCTCGTCTCTCACGTTGCCGAGCATGATGTCCTCGTCGTAGTTCGCCTCGATCATGATGTGGGTCAATCCGGAAAATGTGTATTTGACATACGCACTGTCGGTGATGTAGACGAGCTTTTCACCTGTCGCGGTCGATGTGACCTGATACCCGTAGCAAGGCACGTCATGCTCCGCCTCGAAAGGCAGGATGCGGAATGTCCCGATGGTATACTCTCTCAGCGCAGTGAGTATATGCACGCCCTCATACAGCCCCACAACATCCTCGTTACTATAGACTGCGATGCCCCGCTGCAGGAGTTTCGAGATTGCCGCCGCGTGGTCGCCGTGTCGGTGTGTCACAAGACAGCCGTCAATGCTGCTCGTTTTGAACCCGCAGCCGATCTGAATGCGTTTGAATGGGATTCCCGCGTCAAGGAGAAGGCGGGTATGCCCATCTCCGATGAGGTAGGCATTCCCACTGCTCCCCGACGCGATTACCTTGATGTCCATGGTTAGAATGCAAGCCCTTCGAGCGGGTCGGCATTCGGCGGTGCAGACAGTTCTTCGGGTACGCTGCCATGCACAACATCCGCAGCGGCTTCAATCGTCTGCGTCCCCGCCGCCGTCTCGAGCGGTGTCACGTTCTGCGGCGTGCGGTCATACATATCATCCGTGCTGTCCGCGCTGAGTGCCGTCTCAAGCCCCGCTCCCTGCATGTCAATGCTCATGATTCCGTACTTGCTGATGAGCTGCTTGAGTACGGTCTTGAGCCCCATAGCTTCAAAGTTCGTTGTCCACACGCTGCTTTTCTTGCCGTTCTTCTTGTCGTATTTATATGCCTGAGAGTAGGTCATCGCGTGGTGAAGCATCTCCTCGTGCGTCATGTAGACCATCTTGGAGAATCCGTTGATAAGCTCGAAGTAGGCGACATAGCCAACGACCTTGTCGCTCTTTTTCTTCCCACGGATGATCTCACCCGTGACGAAATCAACATCCTCGATCTGCCCCTCGTAGACGACGGAGGCGTTGATTGTCTTGTACTGCCCCGTACGCATTGCCAGCTGGATATAGCCTTTGTATCCCATCTGGAAGGTCGCCGTGTCCTTGTAGGGGACGATGTACGCAAATCCGAGATTCGGATTGATCGGGAGCTTGAGGGTCGCGGCCGTCATTGCCGCACTGATGACTGTCTTCGGGTCTGCCGCTGCAAGCTGCGGCGTGGACTTGACGAGGCTGAGGATGCTTGTGACGAACGCCGGAGCTCCCTTATCCAGCACCTCATTAAATTTCTGCTTGATGTTCTCGCTCTCCACCCAGTCATCAATCGTGCGGGCGGGTGTCTGGTCGCGCATTGCTACTTCCTGTCCCATGATGTTTTCCTCCTACTCCTTGACCTCTACTCTGATTTCCTTGTCCTTGGCCGAGACGATGAGGCGAATCAGCTGCTCATCGACGGCAAGCGGCTCTGTGACGCTCTCTCCTTGGTCCATGATGATCGGGAGATGTACGCCATAGTGCTTGGCGAGCGTCGTCACAATGTCGAGTTTGGCATTGACCTGCGCAGCATAGTTCGCACTGCGGTACTCTACCCATTCACTGTCTTTGTTGCAGATCGTCGGTTCGCAAATCTCCCGCAGTCCGCCGTTGATCTGGTCGCGGAAAAGCACAAACCGGACGAAATTGAAATGCTCGTTGATACTGTCTGTTACCATCCGCGCTTTGGTGCGGACGAACTCCTCACACAGATGAATTCCGTGCTCGAGGTATTCCATCTGCTCGGCCGCTGCCTTAAGCTCCTGACGCAGCTCTCCGACACGCTTACGGTTGTTTTCGGAGGCCTGCGCCTTTGCAATCCGCATGTTGACCGATGCGATCTCGTCTCTCACTGTCTGGATGTCGCGATCGTAGGTGTTTGCCGTTCCCTCTGCCACACTCTGCCCGAGTCTCTGACGATCACTCAGTTCCTCCATACGTGAGGTGATCTCCTTATACTCTTCCGTATCCTCGAATGGAGGTGGCGTGGTGATCTTTGCCCTCCACTCACCGATGAGTTCCTCCTTCTCCTTGAGTTGGTGCTCCATCGCCGCAATATCTGCCGCCTGTGTCTCGAGTTCTGTCGCGAGCGCGTCGATCTTGTTCTTGCTGCACATCTGCCCCAGACGGTTAATTTCTTCCTTCTCGGTGGCATTCATCTCGTTGAACGCCGCACGCATTTCTTCCACCTGTTCGGGGGGCATCTGCTGATTGCAGGTCGGGCAAAGTTCCGCCCCGGCATCCCACTGCCGCGCAGCAACTTCGGCGTACTCCTCCATGAGTTTCTTGCGCTCTTTCTGCATCTGTGTGAGCCTGCGGACGCTTTCTTCGTGCTTGCGCTTCAGTGCGTCCAGTTTATCCGCGACGCTGAACTTGTCTGCGGTCATACAGTCAATCATCGCGTTGGTCTCCCGATTCGCCGCAGCGCCCTGCTCGATGTAGGCTGCGCGTTTTTTCGCAAGATCGACCTCGAGTCCTGCGAGTGCTGCGCGTGTCGCCTCCTGCTTGCCGTCCGCCGTGCTGAGTCTGCATTTCTGCTCCTCGATCGCGGCTTTCTTCTCCTCGAGTCGACGCAGTTCTGCATTCAGCGTTTCCTCGCCCTCGATGTTCTCGGTGATTCCCTTACTTGCCTCGTCGATACGCGTCGGCAAGAGTTCGAGATCCTTATTCAGCTTGCTGCGCTGTTCGGCGGCGATCTTCTTCCACTGTTCGATGGTGTAGTTCTTGTCGCTCGTCCCGGGCATCAGAAGGAAATCCTCGATACCTTCCAGCTCCTTGTTGGCGGCTATTACATCCATATCGGTAAAGTCACCCGCCATCTCAAAGAGAATGCGGCGTTTCTCGTCG